GTAACTATTAGCTGGATCGTCATCGCATAATATCCAAGTATTATTTGTTCCAGTTGTTTTTATTCTTAATCCAGATGTTGTTGTATTTATAAATAAATTTCCACCTCCAGTATATGTTCCAGTAAAGCTATTTGGGTTGTCTGCCATCCCACTTCCTACTCCTCCAGTTAATCTGAATCCAGTAAAATAAGTATTAGCTGGATCATCATCGCACAATACCCAAGTATTATTGCTTCCAGTTGTTTTCACCCTTAAACCAGTGGTTGCGGTATTCTGGTATAAACTGCCCCCTCCAGTATAGTCTCCATTGAAACTGTTTGAATTATTTACCATTCCGCTTCCAACGTTAGCCACAGTAAATCCAGTAGTATGTTGAGTTATTTGAGTATTTGTTTTTGAGAGCGTATTATCTACATACCCTCTCAAAGCGGTATCTCTCTCTACTTCAACATACAGCGCGTGTAAATTTCCATCATTTAAAGAAGCTCCTGCAGAAACTTCATGATCTACTCCATTTAAATTCACATAGTTCTTTCCATCGCCAGATTGAAACCAAGCTATTCCATTTCCATTTTTATGAGATTCTAGCAAATATTGCTTTCCGTTAAGAGTCGTTTCAAATTTAGCCCAAGCAAACATGAAAAAATCTTCAGTTCCCACGGTTAAATTAGTTCCAGTTAACAAAATATGATTATTGGCTCCATTGGTTTCGTTTGCTCTTATGCCATTGCGCAGTCCACTTGTAAGCATTTGCTGATAGAGTCTATTTTGATTTCCTGTTTCATGTACTACAAAAAATTTATCTTTAAGATCATTATCATCTCCAGACCTTTGGCACAGGACAGCGTATTGATCGTGGTTATATTTAGCATCTGTAACCGAAGGTTCAGAACCATTAAATTGATTTAAAATTGGGTCACCAAAAGAATAATTTGCCACTCCAGTAGATGCATAATTTAATACTGCCACGGGTAAATCACTCGCCGTTGTATTATTTAATCCTAATTGATCTGTTGCTATGTAAGCGTATTTTCCTGTGCCGCCCGCCGCACTTGTACTATCTTGGAAAGCAGCAAAGAAAAATCCAGTATTAGACAGTCCAGTTATGCAAGTTTCGGAAGTTTCTTTTTCACTTGAGCTAGAGCCTGGTTGTTGCAATTCTATAATAACATTAGGGGTTGATAAAAATGGCACCACAAATTCCACCGCTTGATATCCTGTAGTATTATTTTTATTTACAAAATGGACTTCTATTCTGTCAGTATCGACGACATAATTTCCAGTTTTACAAGCTACATATGAATAATTAGTTTTATGAACATTGTCATCAGGATCATCGTCAAATGATCTTACGCTAAAATTATTGCCATTATTATTTGTGAATCTCCTACCCAATGGTCTATATACATCATTAAAAGAGCCAGATACTTTTTGTTGGGTGAACACGGCTGGAGGATCGCTAAAACCACTTTCAAAACTCACAGTTTTATTGCTATTGTTACCTGCTGATAAAGTGAAACTGCCAACTTCAAAATGTAAGCCTGGAGGAACTCTATATTTTTCATCTCCAGTGTATCCAAATATTTCATTAATTTCTGTATTAGTTATTGCAAAAACATTATCGTTCGACAAGGTTCTAAAGCCGTTTGATTTTACATTTTCGTTAAAATCTAATATATTTATTTTTTGCTCTTGAATTGTTTGTTGTACATCAAAACCAGTGTTGCTAAACACATCTTCAAATTCTAAATTTACGATAGCATTTAGAGACCTGTCGTTTTCAAAAAAAGAATTTTGAGCGACTCCAGTCTCGGCGGCATTGTCAAATGTAGAACTAAATTTAGTGTTTATAGATATGTTAGAATATTCAGTAAAAGCTTCCTGATTATTGAATGAAAAATCATCTATATCGGTAGTAAAATTAAGGGAAAATGATGCATCTGATCTAACAGTTATTGGTGTCACATTTTGAGAGAATATGCTAAGTGAGTAATTTCCTATCTGATCTATTTTAGATTCCCCACTTAATGTAATACTTGTTGTGGTAGTGCTACTCTTAAAATGTTCGCTAACTCTTGTATTTGAATCAGGCTCATCTAAAATAATTACATATTTTTCTGGCACCTTTTCGCTTGGATCAGTTATTACTAAATTTAAATTTAAAGATTTGTCTGCGTTTTCAGTAAACGCCCCCGTAACAACAGCAGATGGTATATTAGGCCTAACAACATCAGTTATAGCGAGATTCGGTTGAAATGCATCTTCACCTAGATCGAAAGATACATTTTCTTCTACAAATTTAAATTTACCAGTGTGATGTATTGTTGCTGATACATTAAACCCTAGCTTTTTATCTTCTGATATATTTAATACTCTATAATACTTTGGGTTTCTTCCGCTTGAATCAATATTATAAATTGACCCATGCCTTATATTTGCGTCTTTCTCTGAGAACCACTGACTACCAGTATTCCCATCAGCAAAAGTTTCTAATCCGTTTATGAATACGGCAACACCGCTATCTATAATTTCATAACTAGAACCCGAACCCCCAGGTTTTATTTTTAAAGACATTACTTGAGGGTTGTGTATTTCTTTATACAGCTCGTTATTTGAAGATGGATTTTTATAAAAATCTTCAATTCCAGATTTACCTATCGGATTATATATATGTATATTGCCTCCAGTTACATAGTCAGTTAAATCACTACCTATTGCTGGCTCAACTATTATGGCTGATGGCCCCTTTCCAGAATTTAATGTGTTTATATTTGTGGTGCCGTCTGGATCATAGTAATTAGTTACTCCGCTCGCTCCTAAAACTGTTCCATAGTTTCGAGTGAAATTTTTCATCTCATCTTCAACTCTTATAATGTCTCCTGGCTGTACCAAAAGAGCTTCTAAGCCAGCATTAAAAGATATTGTTTCTGTGGTATTCTGCGATTCAAATAAAATGTATTTTGCTAGTCTATGGGCTTGAGCTTTTGAGGTACATCCAATTCCTTCTATTTGTTTAAAATTTAAACCTACGTACTTTATGGCTTCGGGGTCTTCTACATATTCGGTCTGTGATGTATAATTATTTCTTTTATCTAAAAAAGAAACTTCTACAGCGGATAGCTTTGTTTGTCTATCTACATCTGCGTATGAAAACATTCCATCTTTAACATTTAAATTATTAAAAATTAAATGAGGCGGAAACTTATTTTCTTTCGGTGCTGAGTTTGTAGTGTTATTAAAGTCTTCAAAAAAGTATGGCCTATCTACTTTAACTGATACACAAGAATTATTAAAGTATGTCATTGCCCTAAAGGATCTAGCTAAATTTTGAATAGCATCGAAAGCGTCAGTCTGATCCTTCATTAGTATATTGCAACTAAACCTAGGCTCAAGACCGCCAAATCCATCATCTAATCCAATAAATCTGCCAGCACCAGATACGTTAGTTGCAGCACTGCCGTCATTCATTGTGACGGCGTCGCAATACATACCTATTTCATATAGAGTCCATTTGTCTATTATATCTATATCCTGCAGATAAGATCCCAAACCATATCTTCTATTAGTTAAAATATCATAATATATCCAAGCTGGATTATCCGACCATTCATATTTAAAAGTTCCATCCCACGGCCCATCATAAATAAGGTTGTTTCTTGTTGTAGTAGTGTCAGTAGAAAATCTTCTATCAAGTCCGTTGGTTTCTATTGGACTATAATTTGAAGGTATTTTTATTTTTTTACCTTTAAGTCTAAATGTTCTTGCTGGAATTTGCGGATGATATTGAGAATCTATTTGACTAGCTACATAACAACTTCCAGGATAGTGAAAGGTATCTAGATATTTTTGCGTTATTGTACCTACGCCGCATTCTCTACTAACTAGATTAGAAATTGTTTCGTATTCCTCTTTTTCTATTTCTATAAAATTATATAAGTCAGTATCAGATAGTGTTGGTAAAGTAATATCTTCTAAAGTTACTGTATACGGAGCCGAAATAATTCCCCTAACTGCTAACTTTCCATTTCCATCTCCAACCGTTTTACCCTTTCCTGGTCTAACTACAAAAACTGCAGGAGAAGTTGTCACGGTGCCATCTTTATCGGCTTTTCCAACAGTCACTACAAAAGTTATTGTTAGTGGCATGGGCGATCCCATTTTACTTTTACCCTTGTAATTTTCGCTTTTGCTAGAGAATGATCTTGTGTCACTTAACGCGTCTATTTGCAAACCTATATCTAGTTGATCTACATCTTTATCATAATTTGTATATCTATATGGTTTAGCTGCTGATTCTATTGGTACATATTTTTGCCAAGTTACAAAATTTCTTGCTGAAGTCCCTTCTCTTCTTATATCTCTACTTCCCGTACCCTTTCTCGCGCCATTTTCTCCGCCTGTGCTCAAATCATACTCACCCTTAATGGGAGAAGATATTTTGTTTAACCTACTTGGTTTCGAAATAATAGTAGATTTACCTTGTAAAATTTTTCCGTTTTTAAATTCAATATCATATTTAGAATGAGTTGAATTACCATCCGAGTCTCTTAGGGGCGTTTCATTAAAATAAACTCCTTGATCAATAGATGGATTTGTTCCTCCAATAATATTAACTTCTGAATTAAAATTTTTCTGGTTTCTATTAGAGAAAGTACTTAAAAATTCGCCATTTTGACCAACTAAACCTGCGACCTCGCCTTCGCATAACAAATCTACCGCCTCGTATATTTGATAACCCTGTTTGGCGGCAGCCGCAGATGGCGGCATCAGGTAAGAAGGTGAAGCTCCCTTACTTCTACCAGCTATAACTATCTTTTTGTTAAATATGTTTTTATAAAAACCCATTATCCTAAATCTTCACTAGTGACATTTGTTGAAATAACATTGGAGCCAATACGAAGTTCTCCATACAATAATGGTATGGCAAAACCCTGGACAGCGTTATTTTCTAAATTGGTAAAAATATAGCTAGACATATCAATTTTACTTTCTGATGTCTGAGGCTTTGGTTTTTCAACTGGGAACAATAAAGACATGATGCCTTGAATTAATAGGCCAATCGCCAAATTAGCCAAAAATCCACCACTTGCCAGAGCTGTTCCTAATGCTCCTATACCCGCCATTATCAATCCACCAACTGCCGCTATTGCAGTAAAAACAAATGCACCAGTTATAGTTGGGACAATGTGTATTTCTTCAGGAGCGTTTGCTGAAGACAATTCTTCAACCGTTTCCCATTTTTTATCTGGGTTTTGTGGGTCTATAAATGCATAACTTAATCCTTCCTTGAATTTAGAAAGCAAAAAATTCTTAACTCCAGGATTATTCGCCTCTAAGGCGTTAGTAATCTCCAAAAGTTTTTTTACTTTAAATTTATGATTTGTGCCATAAATTTCTCCAAATTCTCCGTGTATAGTTACGTTAGTCATCCAAATATTCCTTTAACATTATTACACCTTTTTCCGATCTTTGGAAATTAGGCATATCAAATAAATCAAATCTTTCTGTGACCAAAGAGTATATCAAAAATGGATAAAGGCAGTTTTTTGAATTTTGAATGTCGTATTCGGAAGGTTCCTCTCTGCCACTTACATGAGTATGAAATATAGCTAATAAATCTCCTGATAATTTTACTTGCAAAAAATCTGATGGATTAATCAAAAAAATATCATCATCATTTGAATGATTTTTGGCGGGTTTAAATATTAATTCGCCATCCTTATATAACACAAAGCCACAAACTTCCTTTTTTAAGTCTGTATTAGCGTATGCGATTAAATCGTTTCTAAAACTATCCTTTAGGTGGGTATGCATGTGTTCCTGGAAATCCTCCAAATCTTAATCCATTTTTTCCAAATCTTAGTTTGCAGGCTGAAAGCTTTTTTGAGCATTCATCTCTCTTCCAATTAGCGGATATTGGTGGAAAATTTTCATTTCCGCTTATATTATTTTCGACACAAACATAAAAACTACGAAGAGGCTTTATTGAAGCATTGTTTATTGAACTTTCCGAATCATCGTTAGAAATGTCATGATTTGGTATTTCTATGAATATGTGATCTCCTGCCTGATATGTTGTATTTTTATTCCATCTACCCTTTAAATCTGATCTAGATGTTGTTACGACAGCTCCAGCAGAATTTTTAAAATCTTCATCATTTGCTGCTTTTATAGGCTCTTTGCTGTAAAGGCATCCATGTCCCCTATATATCCACGTACAATATTTCGAATAAACATTTCTGTTTGGAATAAAAGCATTATCTAATTCAAATACAGTGGATAATTCTAATTCCACCAGCTCTTTTGTTTCTGTAGTCCTCCTATTTATATAATAGGTTTCATCTGGTAAATACGAATTTGAAGAAGCTTCGCTATTCTGAGTTACTACATCAATATATGGATTTTTTCCTCCTGGAAAATTGACATCATCTAAAAATCTAGCAAAAGTTCTTTTTCTTATTACCTTCGCCCCAACTAGGTTGTTATGGAGTTTAAGATATTTTGATATAACAAAGTCTATGTTAGATACTTTGATTCTCGGCCTAGGAAGGCTGTTGTCCCCCTTTACCTCAAAACCGCTAACCTCCATTGGGTAAGATACGTATTCTTGAGTTTGCCATACTATCCTGTCTAGCGAAACACTGTTTCGGGCGACGCCAGCACTCATTGGAGTTAAAGCTAAGACGCTGTTTTGATCATCTGGCCAGCCGTAATATATCAAATAAAATTCCAATATTTGACTTGGTTCAAGAGACATCGCTTCAGATGCTACTTTTTGATCTATTCCTTCTGCCATATTTACCTTTACACTTTCTTTGCTTCTTTTATAATATATTATGTTGCCCAGAATTAAAGATTTGTTTTATGAGTATCAAAAAAATATTTACCCAATTTTACCTAATATAAGCAGGCCAGAGTATAATTTTATATTAGAATCTTTAGGTAATATAACCGAAAGGGATATTCTTGATAATGAGCATCTTTCTTCCTATTCCTTTGTGGTTAGCATAGAAGGGGAAGAGATCAATGCCTCTAGGCTCATTGTCGGAACAAAAACTAATCCAGAACTATTTGAAAAAAATGCACTGAGCATGTTAAATAATTTAAATATATTCCCCAAAACCCCCAATGGATTCAAATGGTATGGAGTTGGTTGGGATATAAAAAACGATCAAATAAAAATATATTTTTTAAAAAATGACCTTTCTCAAATATATTGTGAAGAATACAGCAGAAGTTCATCTGGCAAAATGAGAGAAAAGCTTTACGACGTAGGTAAAAAATCTACAATAATGCACAAAGATAATGAAACAGTAAATCAAATCAACTCAAATACTTACGATCACGAAGTAGTGAACAAAATGATAGGCTTGGGTTTTAATTTGGATACTTACAGTCAATATAGAGATAAAATAACACTGTACTTTGATTAATATGGAAAAACAAGAATTTACACAAGAGTCAAACTATCTTCAGTCCTATTTATTAGCTAGAAGACAATTTAAAAAAATTATTAATAATTTTGATCCAAAAGAGTTTAAAACAAATTTTGATGAGCTTTTCTTCGACGATAAGAACTTTAAGCTTTTTTTAAGAGACAAAGATGATATTGTTTGTGGAGCTCTTGGTTATGTTCACGAAAAAAGGGTTTTTATGGACATATTCTTTTGGAACTATGATTTAGGTGATTACAACATGCATACTGTAAGAGTATTTTTCGAAAAATTCTTTTTAAAAACCAGAGACATGGGGCTTATTGAAGCTATTTTACCACTAGACGAAAATAGAGAAAAGTTTCCATCGTTTAAAAAACACAATCAAATATTCTTTCGCTCTACCGAGGAATTCAAAACCAATGATGCTATAATAAATAAATTATATGATCACCAATACCTTCTAAAAGTAAATTATGAACACTATTTTAACCAATCCAAGTAGTTAAAAAGAGTGTAATACATATATATGGCTGAAGATCCAAATTTGTTAAGAAGAGAAATCCTGTCAACATTCGACCCCAACATCATAGGGGGAGGTACTCTACAGGATAGAATTACTACTTTATACGACACTTATCCAACTGGAGATTCTCAAAATTTCCATATGTTTGCCCATATAATACAAGAATTAAACAGAAAATTAAACACTTATGGCTTTGCCGACCAAATCGTAGAGCCAATTGACGCGGGATTTCGCCCACTGACACTTGAATTAGGCGGCGGTTATGGATTTTGGACTTACGATACTCCAATAGGAGGCAATAATATAAGAATTAATGTGGTTACAAGTGGTCCAACCGAGATTGATTGGGGCGATGGCAGTACAAAAGATACGATAAGCTCTGCTGGTTATCACACGAAAAATCACACTTATTAATTTTTTGGTTGACATTTATGTTATTTAGCTTTACTATGCTAAATAATGAGCAAATGGACGGAAAAACAACGAGGAGCCTTCTGGAAAAAAGAGGGTAAAAATGGTAAATATCTAGCTGGCTATGTAGTGATAGACGGCAAAAAACACCCTGTCACAGTTTTTCCTAATCAGTATAAAGAAAAGCAAAACCAGCCAGAATTTATTATTTACGAGACTTTTTCTAAGGAGTCTTAGGCGAAAGAAATATTATTTTCTTCTAAATATAGATCAAACTCTTCTTGATCATCATAAAGAATCAAAGAGT